ATAATAGAGATAAGCCAATTATAACAAAAAGAGAGACATTAGTAAAGGTCGAAATAGGATCAGAACGCTCGATGATTGGAGATCCTTTTGTTAAAAGATAGAAATAAAATGCTTTTTTTATTAAAATGCGTTTACAGAAGCAAAGCACTATTTAGTTTAGATAAAATTATAAGGAGAATATTATAAATGGCTATTTCAGATTTCGATTTTAGTTCACCGGGTGTTCAGTTTCGTGAAGTTGATGAATCAACAACTCCCCAAGCAACTCCAAATCCGGGTATTACAATTATAGGGACTGCACCAGCAGGGCCCGGGATGGTGCCAACAAGAGTAACTTCCATAGAGCAGTTTGAAAGAGTATTCGGCACACCAAACAATGGTCAAACCTCGCCTTCGAATGTAGACGTTTACAGAAATGGTAATACTCAATTGCCGAATTATGGTATGTATGCGGCAAAAGCTTGGCTTGCGTCAGGAGAGAGCCCAGTTACTTTCATAAGATTGTTAGGACAAGATAGTGAATCAGACGAACAGGGATCTGGATATCAAGGTGCTGGGTGGAACTTAGGTGGTGCGATTTTATCACCAGAAGTAACTTCCAATGTTAGTGCGATGGGTCTCTTTATTCAGCCTTCCGCTTCTGTTGCTACTGCTACAACTGGAACGTTGGCGGCTGTTATTTATGTTAGTGGTGCTGCTGTTACTCTTAATGGAACAAGCTGCTTAACGAATGCTGCTACTTCTGCTGTTGGTACTTTGATTAAGTCTGTGGGCTCAGATTCATCTACATTTAAATTAGATGTTCATGATAGCCAAACAAATGTATCAGAGACCTTTACTGTCTCCCTGAAGCCAGATTCTGGTGATTTCATTAGAAAGGTAATGAATACCAACCCGCAAAAACTATACAGTAATAATTTTGCCACTACAAAAAAGTATTTTCTTGGCGAGACTTATGAAGAAAGTGTTAAAAGGCTGGTTACTGATGTTGATTCTACTAATGGCCAAGCCCTTCTACTTCCTTTGGAATTGAACAGTGGTGCAGCGTCAGCTAACTTTGTTAATCACCTGTCTGAAGCTAAAGCACCAAAAACAGGCTGGATAATTAGTCGTGATCCGACCCCGGAAAACAACCATGCAGACTTTAGACCAGATAACATGGAAAAATTATTTAAAATTCATTCACTTCATGAGGGTGAGTGGATGCACAGTTATCACATTCGGATTTCTGATCTAAGTTTGGGTAATGTTGTCGCCAGTGACTCAACTTTTACAATTGAAGTTGTAAGAGGGGAAACAGTTGTTGAAAAATTCGCAAATCTGAATCTCAACAAGGCAAGTGCTAATTACGCACCCAGAAGGATTGGTACTTCGTATCAAAGCTGGGATAATGCCAACAAGGTATTCGATGACGTGGGTAGGTATAGATCCAGATCAAAATTTATCAGGCTTGAAGAGTCAGAAAATCTAAAAAATGGTGCAATTTCTGATGATTATAGAATTCCTTGGGGATTTTGGGGACCCGCTCGGCCGAAAGGCTTCACAATGATCAGTGGCGCTCTGGATCAGAGAGTTTATACACTTGGGGCAAATGAGTTTGATAATACTGGTGTTACAAATGTATACGTCAAAAAGGCAAGAACTGCTCCTCATGGAGCGTTCGGGACAGTGATTGAGCCTGAGCCGTTTTCTTCATTGACTCATGGGATGACTGCCTCTTTCACCTTCCCAAGATTTAAGCTAACAGAGTATAACACCCTTGGCGGTGGGAACTACACTGAGGCAATGGACATGGGTGTAAGACAAGCATTCGCAGACAGTAGCAAATATGGTGTAGAAGCGGTTAAGGAAAGAAAAGACTATATTGACCTTTGTAGACATCAAGTTTATGATCTTCACGGTGCGGTAGGCACGAATTTAGAAAACTCATTCATCTTCTCTATGGATGATGTTGTTTCCGATAATTCTTATACTGATGTTGATGGGCACTATAGGTGGTATTGGTCTTCTGGCTCCCATGTTGCTGGTACTGCATATACGAAACTGTCTGGTTCTTCGAAAATGACCAGAAACGGCCCGAGAGCATTTAATGTTCCTCTTTTCGGTGGCTCTGACGGTCTTGATATAACTCAAATAGATCCTTTCTCTAACAACAATGTTCTAACCTCGACTGCCACAAAAGCAACAACCTATGCTTATAACTCTGTTTGGAGAGCAATAGATATGGTAAGAGATGGAGAGAAACTAAGATCTAGCTTGATTTCTATTCCCGGTATAACAAATACAAAGTTGATCAAAGAAGTGGTTAACGCAGTTGAAGAGCGAGGCGACTCCTTGGCCATTATAGACTACAATGATGGATCTTTGGAAGCCTACGAAAATAGCGGAACAAGAACAAGAGGCTCTGTGAGCACAGTTATCGATACTTCAGAAACACTACAGATTGATAGCAACAAAGCAGCAGTTTACTTCCCAAAGGTAGAGATCTCAGAAGATGGATACACATTTATGGCCCCTGCTTCCGTTGCTGCAATTGGCGCTTTGGCCTTTAACGATGCCAACTCTGCTGGTCCTTGGTTTGCACCTGCTGGTTTTAATCGTGGTGGGTTGTCTGTCTTGGGTGGAACACTGTCAAACCTCTCCATTGGAACCACAGACAAAAACTTAACAAAGAAAAATAGAGATGATTTGTATAGAGAACATATCAATCCAATTGCAAGATTTCCTGCTGTTGGAGAGGTTGTAATCTTTGGCCAAAAGACCCTCTATAAATCTCAACCTACTTCTGCTCTTTCCAGAGTAAATGTTAGAAGGTTGATGATATTCTTGAGACAGAGAATTTCAGATATTGCTGATACTGTTCTTTTTGAGCCAAATGTTGCGACTACCTTTAACAATTTCTCAGTTAGATGCCAGACAATTCTAGAAAATGTAAAATCTAACTTTGGTATTACAGAATACAAAATTACCCGGGTTGAAGAAGCTGATGTTGAAGGTACAGGGATTGTTGAAGATTTGCGTGATCGAAACATCCTCTATGTAAGAATATTCGTTAAGCCAGCCCGAGCAATTGAGTTTATTGCAATTGATTTTGTAATTTCTAGATCAGATGCACAATTCTAATTAAAGACTAATTAATATAGCAATACGGAGATTTATAAAATATGACATTTTGGCACGAAGGATCGATGGAACCAAAGAGGAATTATAGATTCCTTGTTACAATCGGCAGTGGTACAAGTACCATGCAAGGTGAGCAATGGTGGGCGAAGACCTGCGATGTACCATCTTTTGACACATCTGAAGTTGAGCACAATTTTTATGATAATAAATATTATTATCCCGGACGTGTTACTTGGAACTCAATTAATATGACTGTCGTTGATCCTAAGAGTGTCAATATTGTTTATAGACTTAATCAAGTTATACAAGATTCTGGCTACAATGTGAAGTCAAACACCGGTACTGCAACCAGTCCAATAAAATCGATTTCAAAACAAAAGGCCGCTGCTGGTTTAGCAGGCGAAACCAACAACCTTATCAATGCCATAACAATTACAGTATTTGATGCAGAAGGTAATCAAATTGAACTTTGGACATTGCAAAACCCTTTCCTAAAATCTTCTAAGTTTGGATCTCTAGATTATAGTAATGACGAACTAAGACAAGTAGATATGGAAATTAGATATGATTGGTGTAAGATAAGTGGTCGTACTATAGATGGCGATACAGTTTCTGAACTGGCCGAATTGCATTAAGGAGATAATAAAATATGAGTGAAAATAAGCCATTTTGGAATAGTTCGGATGTAGAACCAAAAAGAAATTATAGATTTCTTGTTACACTTGGGCAAAACCAGTCTAAGGTCACTGGTGATCAGTGGTGGGCAAAGACTTGTGATGCACCCTCTTTTGATGTTTCTGAGGTCGAACATAATTTTTATGATAATAAGTATTATTACCCCGGACGTGTTACTTGGAACTCAATTAACATGACTGTTGTTGATCCCAAGAGCATAAACGTTGCATATGGTTTAAATAAAATTATATCAGACAGCCAATATAATGTAAAAAGTAGTGCCTCGGGAGAACTTAAATCA